ATCTGGAAGGCCTTTGTGGCCTCTGGGAAACTCTGGTTTGACATAGAGAAGGTGAAACGAGGAATCCTCGACGAACCAGAACAGACGGTCGTAATCGAGCTCAGGGGCCATGAAAAAAGCCCCGAGGATATCGGGGCTGAAGAATTGAGGAAGTACCATGAGGGGTAGGCTACTTCCAGTTTATCTTGCCCTTGTCTTCGGACAAGTAGCCGACTCTGGCTCCGTGGTCGATCCACCAGGACAGGTACTCGTCGACTCCAGCGTATCCGTAGCCCTTGAACGACCGTGGAGCCTGGGAAAGAATCGGGCCGCGAACAGCCAAGCCCCAGTCGGATTCCAAGGGTGTGCGTTTGTCCAAAATCGGAGTTTGGCTAGTAACTGGGTACCGGCCCGAAAGTTCCTTGAGACCGCTTGCCGTGCATGGCAGCGAGATTCCGGATACCGACATGGGACATCCATTTTTGGATGTGGCTTTCACGACAGGGCCAACAAGGCCAAAGAAAACAAGATTGACTTTGTCTATGTCCCAACTGCTCATCACTGGCTCCTTTCAGTCTACCGACTTGATTCGGTCTCTGCCTTCGCGCAGGGCAACCACATAGTCCTGGCATGTTTCCGCGTGCATTATCCTGCCATCAGGGTAGCTGATGGCATAATTCCAACCCCATTTGTTCCGAAAGATAAAAAGGAGGTGCCCGTCGATAAGGAAGATGGCCGGGTTGAACCCCACGTCCAAGGCGTTAACCATCGCTTCCACTGTCCTTCCCTTGGCCTCGGTAAGGCTCTTCCCCGTTTGTTGCCAAAATACGGGTATTGGAACGCCGCATAACTCGGTGCATTTTTTGTCCATGCTTCTCTCCTTTCAAAACTTTGTCCTTCTACCTTATACCCTCGATACAAGGCCTTTTCACGGTAAAAACCGCGCAAATTGTAAGTTGTTATGAGCTTTGAAGATAAACTTGGCTCCCCACCGCCAATAACCAGCGAGAAGATAAAGGTGAAGATTCGCGACGGTGGAGAGCGTGAAACGCCAAAGGTAGTACGTCAACGGCACGGCCTTGGAGAAACTATGACAGACTCACTTGCCATATTCGGCGCCTTCAACACGCTCAAAGAAGCGATGGAAGACGATCCGTCAACGCCTGGCAGCTACGCGCATTCTTGGCATTCAGAGCTCGCTGGCATTATTGCTGAAATCCTTAACGACGAATTCGGCGACGACCTTGACGACCCTGTTTTCGCGAGAATGGGCAATAGGGCTGCCGCCGCTTTCATGAAGAGCGTTTTCGGCGTCGACACGTCTGGGGTTGGGAAAGATGAAAACAACCGTCAGGCCAGCCCTGAGGTCCATGGCGAATAAAATCGCTAAAACGTGCCTCGAATTGCAAGACCCAGTGATATGGGCTCTTATCCTGCACTTGGCAGCGAAACAGATACTCGAAGAATGCAGAAAGAAGAAGTCACCATGAACAAAGCAACGTGCTATGAAGCAGTCGTCATCGTGAACCCGACTGAGAAGGAAGCAGAAGACGGAGAAATAGGCCATATCGTTGCCTGTTTGCCGCCATTCTTGGCTATGTCTGCGGACTCTGCGCGTGCCAAGGCTATCAACGCTGCTTCTATGGAAGAGAAGGAGCTTGACCGTGTGGAGGTGCTCTTGCGCCCTTTTGCGTAAGGGCAAGCGCAACAGCGTCAGGCTCTTGCTCTTATGATGGTTCATGTGCGCATTACGGTCGCTATTGCATAGGCGATAAGTGCTCGTTCTTTGTAAGTGAGCGGTCGTCTCCCCAACTTCCGCAGAATAAAACAGATATCATACGCTTCTATAAAGAACAAGACGGATGGCGATTTTATAGTTGTAGCCAGGAGCATATGAATTGCACTTCGTTTGAGATCCCTCCGCCAAAAGCTGCCAGCCATCCGCTTCACACTTTATCCCATTACAATAGGGATGGGTAAACCGCATGAAGGCCTTGCTGATATCTCTAAACGGTTTTGCGGCAATCGAGCAAGTCTCAAGTATCCACGATGATGTTTATGTCCCTGTTTTCCCAGATAGGGCTGACATCGGTATAAACCAGATAGTAAACGACCCATTTAGTCTGCCACAGAGAAAGAGATTTAGACGCATCTCAGAACCGATATTTCTCCCGACTCATGGGATTGTTCATGTTTTTGAGGAGGTTCCAGAACAATGGAAGACTGGCAGAACCGCGTTGTTGAGGAATGGAGAGAGTTAGGGGCAAAGCTTGATAAGCTTCAAAAGAAGCTAAACAGCCAGGGCTTTGAACACCAAATATCTCTACAGGAATGACAACGCCTCAATCTCCAGGGAAAAGCGATGCTTGACTATCACAACATCCTCGGCGCTCGCATTGCCGCCTTTCGAGCCGAGGGAGAGGAATGAAGATCCGGGCCGAGATACGCCTTAAGAATCATGCACTCAAGTCGGCCAGAGAGAAGGCCGGCCTAACACAAAAGGAGCTCGCTGAAGCAGCGAACGTATCCCCATGTGTTATTTCTCAGCTCGAGTGTTTAGACTTCAGGCGTATTTCATTTGCTTCAATTGTTAGGGTCGCAGCCCACCTAGATCTTAAACTCGAATCAATTCTCCCGGAAGCTCTTAATGGTGTTAAAGTCCCAAACTACCTTGCTAAAGTTACAGAAATACCAGAGCAGGTGCTCCTCGAGACTATTCAGAGGCAGAAATTTTTAGAATCTACCGACTTTGTTGAAGATCTCGACAACAAGATTGACAGCAAGGAAGCCGCGTCAAAGCTCCTCGACAAATTGCCACCAAGACAGAAGCTCGCCTTACAAATGCATTATTCCCTACCCCCATATGATCACAAGAACTACACACTTGCAGATATAGGAAAAGCCCTTTTCGTCACCAGAGAACGCGCTCGTCAGATTATTCTCCGCGCAGAGCGCAAGTTAAGAAGCTGTGCGGCAACAGTACTCCCACAGTATTGCAAGACATGACGTCCCAGATCCTCACCATACCACAATTCCAGGAAGCCATGCGAGACCCGGCGTTTCGTAAGGCCTACCGCGATTCATGTTGGTACAGAGGTGATCAGCGTGGTCAGCTACGTCCAAATGGACAGCTTTGGGTATGGGACTTCATTGAAGAGCGTCACGAGAGAGACCCGACTCCAGAACCATTTGTTATTGAGACCCATAGGCGCTTTGGGAAGTCGCATTTCTTCCTTATGTGGGCCGCCAAACGCTGTATATCGACACCTGGCCAGCGCATCCTTTTCCTTGCACCAACTAGAGAACAAGCCCATCCAATCGTCAGACCCAACATGGAGCGTGTCCTGTCAAGTTGTCCAAGCGCTCTCCGTCCGAGGCAGAGTCGGTTCTCTTACGTCTTTCGGAACCCGAATTGGCCCTCTGACGCTCTTGATTCCGTACTAGAAATATACGGCGTCAACCCGAACCCTGACGCTATTCGCGGCGGTGGTTGTGACATGTGTGTCATCGACGAGGCCGGCTACGTCAACGAACTCGAGCGCGTGATAAACGAGATCGTCGTTTGGCAATTCGCTAAAAGGCATAAACCCTTCCTATGCCTTATGTCCACCCCGCCGCGTTCTATGGATCATCCGTTAATAACGAAGTACATACCGGAGGCAAAGGCAGCTGACAGGTATTTCGGGATCAAAGCCTCCCAGAACCCCGATTTCACCAAAGAGGATGAACGTCTCGTCCTCCTCGTCTGCGGCTCTAAGGACACTGTGGCGTGGAGAAGAGAGGCCGAGATAGAGCACATTACAGACCCCGAGTCCATGATCGTCCCAGAGTGGTTAGCAGCAAGGGATTCTCTGATACGTGAGTGGACTCGGCCGTCTTATTTCTATCCCATGGTGTCTATGGATATTGGCTGGAGGGACAAGACCCATTCACTCCTTTTCTATGTAGACTTCGAAGCTCAGAAGCTTGTGGTCGAAGACGAAATCTGGGTGAACTACACAACCCAAGGGCAGCTTGTTGACCTTCATCGCCAGAAGGAGCCGGAGCTATGGGACCATAACGAAGTAGCGCATATCTCGAAGCTAAGACGCATTGCTGACTCTCAAATGATCTCTATCCAGTCATTCCCGGTAGATTTCGGATTCAAGGTAGAGCCTGCAATAAAGCATGACGCCGAGGCTTCTCTTGCGTCACTTCGGCGCAATATCCAAGAGCACAAGATCATTGTACACCCTCGCTGCAAGCAACTGATTTATCAGCTAGACAACGGCATATATAATGACAAGCGCAGCGAATTCGTTAGATCTGAGGCTCTTGGCCATTGCGACGGGATAAAGGCGCTTCAGTATGCAAACCGGCAGGCTCGTTGGTCTGACAACCCGTTTCCAGACAAGATTCTCCCGAGAAACAAGTTCCATCATTCCGAGCGACCCAAGTTGAACAAGCGGAAAAGAAAGAGGAACCCTCTTGTCAGGGCGTTTTCCAAATGACAAAACAACGTCTATTGTTCATTGTTTTTCGTGACAACTATGATGAGTATCCAAGCAGCAATTCTATCTGTTTCATCTCTCTTAGCGAAAGAAAAGCCAAGGCGTTTATTAAAGACTACGTTGATAGTCTAGTGGCAAGGTCCCACCCAAAGCTCAAAACAAAGAAAAGGCGCGACTATTACCGTCAACTTTATACTAAGGATTACTTCATACAAGCCGTCCCCGCCAATGAATTGGTCCTTGAAGCGGCACTACCATGAACGCAGAACAAAAAGTTTACCTAGTCCTGTGCTATGACTGCGACGACACCTATATTGTGTATGCATCAATGGACAAGTCGAAAGCAGCCGAGTCTAAATCATTGCTAAAAAACGGTCACCTGCGCACATTCGAGCTTATAGAGGTCCCTCTTGAAAAAGAGTGTTTTATTTAGCAGCCATGACTAAGCGCTGTTCCAACTGCAAGTTCTTCAGGGGCAAACAAAAGCACGTCATAGGAGAATGTATCGCCAGCGTCCCACTCGAAAACAGCTTTTTCTCTATGGAAGAGGCCTCAACACCACTTCTGTGTAGGCCAAATGATTCATGCAGCAAATTTAGAGACAAAGAAGACAAGGTCGAGACATGAAGTACCTCGAGACACCGACCGACGGAGATGTCCCTGTCGTAAAGGGGATAAGGATACCGGTGGACAAGATTCTAAGTCGATGGCTTTCTCCAGAGCCGCTTTTGAATATCTATTTGGATTACCGCTGCTCGTGGGCTGTTATCGACGGGGCACTAAGGGAAAGGATTGTTCAGCTTTTAACCCATTAACCCTCCGGGGGCGGAGGATGATTATGCATTTTGAAAAGAAGAAAGAGACGCCCAGAAATAGAGTACTGGGCAAATGAAGAGGACCCCCTTGTTCTTGCGGGGCACTGTCAGGAACGAATAGACCGTCACTTCCAATGCATTAGGGCAGGACACTTCTGGCGGGTTGTTGCTCGTAACTGGCTCTACTATCACAACTGCTATTTCGATGGTGGTGCCGACTTCGACTTCACGGCCGTTAGGCAGATAACCGACAGCATGCTTGTGGCGGCCGTGAACGAATATAGATCTATAATCGATCATATTTACACGATCGTCTGCCAGCAGCGTCTCTCGTTCGAAGCCCGTGCCAAACAAAACGACGCTCGAAGTTTCGAGCAGGCCAAGGTCGCCCAACATGTAGTCGACCACTACCGGCGAGAACGAGGGCTCGAAGAGGCGTTGAAGCGTGCCGTCAAGCATGCTTTGGTTATGACTTCCGGCTATATCCACCACCCTTGGGACCCATGGGGTGGTGAGCAAGAGGCTGTCCCGTTACTCGGACGTGACGGTGAGGTGGTTCTCGACGAGTTAGGGCAAGAGAAACTCGAGATAGTTCCCCAGGGCGATTTCGAGTTTGCTAACCCTACGATCTTTGACATTGTCTTCGACCTCGGCGTCAAGGAATGGAAACGAAACGACTGGCTTCTTACTCGCTCATATGAGAACCGCTTCGAGCTTGCAGCTCGCCAAGACGACAATGATATCGCTCAGGCCATTGTCGACGCATCTACCAACAATGAAGAGGATATCACGCTCTTCAACATGGGGTATTTCGGTTCAGGCGATCTCTCAAGCGATGATTTTACTGACATTGTCGGGGTTTGGAACTTCTATCATCTCCGAAACAATGCATGTGAAAGCGGTCGGTGGTTTCGCTTCATAGACGCAGATACCCCTGTCTCTGATCCCCAAGACCTTCCATTTGAACGTATCCCGGTGACGAGAATTGTCCCTGGGGAAGTTCTCATGACCCAGCTTGGGTACTCGCCGGCTAACGATCTCGCTGCCCCCCAGGAACTTCTCAACGCAGAAGTCTCCATGATTGCCTCAAACCATATGGGCGCCGGAAACTCGATCATATGGGCTCCTACGGGGTGCAATCTCAACGAAGACTTCATGGGAGACGGCGTCTTCCTTCTCGAGGGTGGGCAAGTACCTCCCCAGGGGATATCGCTCCAAGCTAATTCCCCCGACCACGAGCGTTTCTCTAATTTCCTCCTCCGGGCCATGGAGAGAGAGAGCGGCATCAACTCCGTCGCCAGAGGCCAGACAGAATCTAACTTCAAGTCTGGTGAGGCCTTAAAGGTCATGGACGCCAAGGCCGCACAAAGCGCCTCTCCGCTAAAGGAGAGCTATGCCATGGCCCTCGAGGATACCGGCACGTTCATCGTGCGGACTTGTCGCGACATGATCGACGGCGACCAGGAACGCATGATCTCCATTGCCGGCGAGCGTAACCGCACAGAGGTCGGCTACTACACCAGAAACGACCTACTCGGCATTGACCGCATTATTGTCGACGTGTCCAACCCCATCACGGACACGATTTCCGGCAAAATGTGGCTTGCAGAGCAGCTCCTTTCACGCGGCATGATCTCCGTCCCGCAGGAGTTCCTCACCGTTGTCCGTTCCGGGCAGCTTGACCCGCTTCTCCAGTCCGACGAGGCCCAGCTCACAAGGATTCATGAGGAGAACGAGCAGCTTTCCAAGGGTCTCCCGGCCAGAGTCGACATGTGGACGGATAACCATGTGCTCGACATCAAGGAACATGCAGCTCTTCTGGCTTCACCTGCTGCCCGTGGAGATCCCCAGCTTTCTGCCTCTGTTTACTCCCATATTGGCCAGCATTTCCAGGCGCTCATGAATCCGCAGGTTTCATGGGCAATGCAGGCTCTTGGGTTCCCTACCGTTCCGCCTCCCATGCCGTTTGGTATGGGCCAGGGAGGGCCTCCCGCACCGGCCCCACAACCCCAGGGAGGAGCTCCGGCACCGAAACCACTGCGTCAACTCCAAGCACCAGGTGAACAGCCCCAAGCCGGTCCTGGCGGCAATATGGGCCGAATGCCTAAACAACAACCAACTATGTCACCGTAAGTACCCAATTTCGCGACTGCTAGCCTAGAGATCCCGATGTCGCCAAACTATCAGGAGAAGATATGTCTGACGATATTGCGTTTGTCGAGGAAATCGCGGATCTCCCTGTTGAGACAGAGGACACAGCCGATGACTTTATCGAAGAGGCTGATTCCGACGAAGAACAAGAAACCGGAGAAACCGAAGATGATCATAGTCCAGCTGGATCTGAATCCGATGAAGAAAGCCCTGAGCACGGAGAAGAAGACGGAGATACAGAAGAAGGAGAACCAACAGATGCTGAATTGGATTCGCTCGGAGATAGCGGCGATGCAGAGGATTCTCCAGATCGAGAGGTACGGGACGACTCTGAATTAGGAGAGTCCGAAGAAGACGACTCAGAAGACATAGACCCGCTTATCCCAGTCAAGATAAACGGCGTCGAATCTGACAAGCCCCTCAGCGAGGTTGTTGCCGGCTACCAAAAAGTAGAGGCTGCTGACGAGAACTTCCGTAAGGGGTCCGAGCTTATGAAGACCGCTGAGGCCTTTTTCGGGCAATTTCAGCGGGTCCAGGAGTATGCAGAAGGCGGCGTCCCGAGGCCACTATATGCGCTAATCAAGGCTATGGCCCCAGCTTGTGGTGGCCTTGCTGCAGCTCAGAGATTCCTAAACACGCAGCTGCTACCGGCATATGTTCAGGCGCAGAAACAACTTGCAGAAATGCCAGGCGGGGCTGACACTTTCTGGATTAACCAGGACCATGAAGCGACTCGACTCCAGCTTGCCCAAGAGCGGGAGCGAACCCAGGCAGAGATCAAAAAGCTAGAGCTTGACCGAAATATTAATCATGTCGCTGGCCTTTTGGGCCGCGCTCTTAGCTCCCATGGCATAACTGCAGAGCACCCAGACGCCAACAAGGTCTGGGGAAATCTGCTTGCAAGATTAAGTAAGGGTGATACTCTCACTTATAACGACGTTCATGCTGAGACCACAAAAATAGTTTCAGAAGGGCGCCGAAGTGTTCAGGACCGCTTAAGGTCGCTTACTGCCGAGGAGCTGGAAGAGCTTTCTCCAGACCTTGCGAAAAAGCTACTTAAGCGAAAAGTTGCCCAGATAAAGCAGAGTCGTCCTACCAAAAAGGGCTCGGCGGCCGAAAAGGGGCGGACAATTCGGCCTACCAAACCCCGGCGGCGTACTACTCCAGGGCGAGAGTACGTTGATTCGATCGAGGATCTCCTCCCCGGTCGATAAGGGTTTGGTAAATGACTGACACATACAACAAGAAAACGTCGACTTCTTCGACGCTAGAGGGGTTTTTCAAAACCCGTTATGGGCAACTGCACAAACTTTGCCCAACACAGTTTACACTTCAGCGGCATTTGCCGTTTTCTGAATCTGAGCAACTCGGCGACAAGTTTATAGAAGTGGCCCTGCTCCAGAACGAACACGGCGTATGTTATGCTGGTTCTGGCGAAGACGCTTTCCACCTCGCCGATGCTGTCGCCGCACAAACCAAGCCGACAGAAATTCAGGGCTCCCAGCACGTTCTGAAAGTCCGGATCGGCTACAACGCGATCAAAAGCGCCAAAAAACGAGGAGAGACAGCTTTCCAAGGCACAATGGACACCATTGTGGCCAACTCAAACGACTCTCTTCGTAAGCGTGTAGAGATCGACATGTTCTGGGGCCAGGACTCGAACGGCCTTGCCCCGATTAGTTCGGTCGCCAGTAATACCATTACCATCGCTGCTGCACAATGGTCACCTGGTATTTGGGCTGGGTCTGAGGGGGCAGTAATTGCCGTTCTCCCAACAGCCCTTAGTTCTGTTCGTGGAACATTCGAAGTAAGCCAGGTCAACATTGCCAACCGACAGGTTATTGGCTCAAATACTAACAGGGCAGTCAGTGACGTTAGTGGCATCCAAGCTACAGACATTCTTCTGTTTGGTGTTGAAGATGCTGATTCTGGTGGCGCCACAGGTCAGCACAATGGCACGAGCTGGAAGACGCAACTTGGCCTTTATGGCTGTATGACTGCGTCATCCACGCTTTTCGGGATCAGCACAAACTACTCAGTGTGGAAGCCGTCTTCTTATTCGGCGGCGAGCAGCACGTTGACATTCTCCAAGGTGCAAAAAGCCCTATACCAGGTGATCTCGCGTGGGTTCAAGGGAGACATGTTGCTCCTGGTCAACCCAACAACCTGGGCTGACATTCTCGACGATGAAGTCGCGCTTCGGCGCCATACTGGAGAGCGTGCGAAACAATACACTGTTGGTGCTGAGGGAATCAAGTTTTTTACCGCCACTGGGGTGGTAAGGATTGAGGCCTCTATCTACATGAAAGAGGGCTTCGCAATGCTTATCCCAGAGGCGAAGAACAAGGGTGCTCGTTGGCGTCGTATCGGAGCCACGGACGTTGGTTTCGACACGATTGAGCAGTCTTCTCCCATCGAACGTGTTGCTGACACGGCGGCGTTTGAGTTTAGGCTTTATGATAACCAAGCGATTTATTCTGGTCGCCCTGGTTACAGCTGCTACATCAACAACATCGTAAACGCGACATAGACCTTGTCTCAGCCTGGGCCGCTCCCTCCGGCGGTCCAGGCGCTTTTTCTGGTGCTATATGCAGTTTTTAAAAGTAGCGATGACAACTCGGGTCAATATCGCACTCGAGCCCGCAGAAGGCCATACGGCAGATGAAGTCAAGCCAACCGTTCTGATATCGCGAAACGGAGACGAGCCCAAACCTCGTAAATGCCAAAGCCCAGTCAGCACGATCGCACCCGGCATCTTCTCCGTTGAATTGAGTTCGGATGACACAAACCCCGTTGGCCGACTCGACATTATTGCATCCTCCCCTGCAGCGAAGTCATCGCGAATCTACCACTATCATGTAGTTGCATCGAACGTCTATGACTCGCTTTTTGACCGCGTTGATAAGCTCCAGGTCGACATGGTCCAATTCAGCGGGCAAAGGCCTGGAAGATAATGTGTGAAGTTAGTGTCAAATTGAGGGTCTATTCGCATCCTGATCCTGACAAAAACAGGACTGGCGTGCCGAGACGTTGGGATTTTATTTCTATTCAGGAAGATGGTGTTGACTGGGGGGCTAAAGGCAGATTGCCGAATTTTGGTATTATCAAAATCCCGCTGATCCCGGCCTCTAAATTACTGAAACTACGTGATCGCTTTCTGAACCCAGATGGAACGATCTATCAGCTGAGAAAATGGCGGCTACGTGCAGATGACATGCCGGTTGCTGCCAAGGACAAAATGCTCAGTGACGGTGAGGTGACGATTAAGGCAACGGACGCATATACGGGGCCATATGATTACACGTGGACCCAAATTAGGCAGTTTATCCGAAACGATGAGACGGAATCAGATGAGACTGGGGATTTAACATGATTGTGGTTTTTTGGACACGGACTCAAGGGCCAGGGGATACCCATTATAAAGATGGTGATATCTACAAGGCTTATGAGGATAATGATATCGACCTTGGAGAGGCGACATACAAGCGGTGGGGCACGGCCCAAATCGACGATTGGGGTTATAGTCCAGCTGAACTTACTTTATCTGATTATAACATTGGTGCAGATGGTAACCCTGTCGTCTACCAAATGCGGCAACTTAAAATCAATTATGTGCCAAAACTGACTCCGGAGCAGCTTGAATCTGTTCGTGACCCAGAAGTGACAACACCAACTTTTGTAGGAGTATTTTCAGTCGCTGATATCGTGCGAAAACGATAGGGGAGGAGGACGGGAATATTTGTGATTCTAAGTTTTATTGTGAGCGATTGCGCTGCCCACTAAGGAAGTTCCATGGCAACTGAATCTATATCCATTATCGATGTCGACGCTGGTGGTGGGCATGATTATGTCGATCTTGATTCGTGGAACACAGGCGAGCAGAAAAACTTACCAGATGCCAATGAGATAGCTGTTGCCGATTGCCGCAATACGAGCGGCGGTTCTGACAGTACAGTCACAATCAACGGATGGACTACAGATTCCACACGTTATATCAAAATTTGGACTAACACGGCACAAACTTACCGCCATCAAGGAGTTTGGGATACAGATTATTTCAATATTGATGAGACATCAAGCCCAGCGATTTTGATTTATGAGGATTATACGCAAGTCATTGGCATGCAGTTTCGCTCGACGGCTGATATTGCGATTGAGTTTGACTCTACTTGCGACTACTGTTTGATCGATACGTGCGTTATTTATGACAGCCTTTGGGGCATTTATATCCAAACTAGTTCTGACGGCCACACAGTCCAAAATTCTCTTTTTTACGATATTGACCGAGCACCCATTGGTCTGGCGTCTACAACCGCCGCACTAATGGTGACATGCTACAACTGTACTGGACATAATTATAACACAGCCGACTATGCAGATGCGGGTTGGGCTCGGCATAAAGCCAACGGGCAGGTAAAGGTTGTCAATTGTATCGGTTTTGCTTCGGCTGCTTCATCCGAAGATGATTTCGATACCGATGGCGGAACGTGGGCAGCTGGTAGCGACTACAACTTGTCAGGAGACACATCGGCTCCTGGTGGGAATTCCCTTCACTCCCAAACAGACAGCGCCATTTTCAACAATGTTGGTGCCGATGATTTTACTCTGAAGTCTGGCTGCAACGCCATTGATGCCGGTGTCGGCCCAGCATCTGACGCGAGCGTACCAACTCTCGATTTTGAAGGAGATTCCCGCAGCGGGACAACATGCGATATTGGTTTTGACGAATATGTCGGCGTTGGTGGCGGGTTGGATATCCCGATAGCCATGTACCATTACATGCACCATTGAGGATCTAAAAATGGGATTCGGTGGTCTTATTAGAGCAAATACACAAGTGATAGTCACCATCGGCCCATTTGTTGACGTTGGCGACGGGTTTACTCCGGAAACTGGAGTTACCCTAAGCGGCGCAGATGAGGCTGAAATCCTGAAACATGGTTCTACGTCTGTTGTAGACATCTCAGGCGCGACATGGGCTGCAGTTACGAGCTGCGATGGCTATTATTCTTTGACGCTCACGACTTCGCATACAGATACGGAGGGGCTTCTCAAGGTCATCGTGCAGGATGATTCTGTTTGTCTACCGGTCGAGTGCTCGTTCCAGGTATTATCCGAAGCCGCTTATGATTCTTTGTTCGCGGCCAAGGACGACGGGTTCATGGACGTCAACATTAAGACCGTAGGGCGAGCGGACACACAAGAGACGGAGGCTGACAATTTAGAGTCGGCCTGTTCAAACTATAGTGCGACCCGTGGTCTCGCTGGTACAGCTCTCCCCGCTGCGGCTGCCGATGCTGCTGGCGGGCTCCCGATCTCTGACGCTGGTGGACTTGACCTCGATGGGATCGACACCAAGATCGACACAATTGACGGCATTGTCGATTCAATCCTTGTAGACACGGGCACCACCCTTGACGGCAAGCTCGACACGATCGACGGAATCGTGGACGACATTCTTGTCGATACCGGCACGACAATCCCAGGCCAGATAACTGGGCTAAACGATCTCTCCGCCGCGGAAGTCAACGCCGAAGTTGATGCGGCGATTGAAACCTACCATCTTGATCATTTGCTTGCAGCCACCTATGACCCTGCGTCAAAGCCTGGTGCTGCAGATGCGCTCCTTAACGAAATAGTAGAAAGCGACGGCGGTGTTAGCCGGTTCACGACAAACGCTCTAGAAAATGCTCGCGGCACGGACAACGCTTTTCTTGCCGCATCCGCGCCTTCCAACTTCGGCGACCTCGCGATTACCGCATCTACGGGCAAGGTCACTGTCGGGACGAATGACGACAAAACTGGGTATGACCTGAATGCAGACCAGTCGACTGTCACGATTTCTACTGTCTCTGGTGCGGTTGGCTCCGTTACTGGCAACGTGGGCGGGAATGTTATTGGTAGCGTCGGCTCTGTTACTGGTAATGTGGGTGGTAATGTCTCTGGCAACGTTACAGGTACTGTGGGCGAGCTTGCCGCGCAGGCGAAGGCTGACGTGAATGCTGAGGTCTCTGACGTCCTCAAAACCGACACGATAAGCGAACTGTCGTCCGTCCCAGCTGCAACGCCAACATTCGAAGATGCAATCATGTTTCTCTACATGGCGGCTCGCAATTTTGCGAGCTCTACCAGTTCCGCTTTGATAGTTACAAATGACGCGGGTTCGACGGTGGCCACGTCCCCGCTTTCAGACAATGGTACCACATTCTCGAAGGGGGAATTCGCGTAATGGCTATCGATTCTGAAAACAAACGCCGCTCTGCAATGAACGCAATGTTCCCATGGATGTTTCCGATTCTCCCGGTAGCTGACAGCTCCATGGACCAAGGTGACCGGCAGCACGTCTGCGGCGTTTATCGTGGAATTGCAGCCGAGTCGCCGTCTGAACGCTCGACAAAAAATTCACGCCAGTGGGGCCGTACAGAACAGGGCACTCGCCTATTTTTCATGAAGTCGGCCTCTAATACCGTAAGAGGTAATTTCTAATGGTAGAGCTAAAGAAGGATACAACCCATCTTTGGGTTTTTAAAATGGTGGATGAGGATGACGGGTTTACTCCAGTAACAGGCGCCTCACCAACGGTCCAAGTGTCTGAAGATGGCGCCACGTTTGCGGCCCTTTATGGTACGCCAGCGGTGAGCCAAATCGGCAATGGCTGGTATAAAGTCCAAGTTGCAGCGGAGGATATGAATGCCGATGTAGTCGTCCTTAAGGCTACTGCAACAGGTTGTGCCCAAACAGAAGAGAAATTCTATCCGCCTGTAATGAACGTAGCGGACCTTAATGATTTCGACAATACGTCTGATACCGTCCTTATGGCAGATGACTATCTCACCAGCTCCAAGATTGCCGATAGTTTTGCCGAGAAGATAGCAGACATCCTAATGCGGCGCTCCTATACGTCGATCAGGACGTCTAGCGACGGAGACGCGGTGTCATTCAGGAGCATGCTCGGTGCACTCGCCATGCTCGTCAACAGGAGAGATCTCAGCAGCGGTTCTTCATTGGTTGTGTGCCATGAAGATGACGAAACCGTATTCGAAACTTCATCGATCACCGGGGATTCGGAAGCAAACCCCATAACGGTGATTGCCCCTTCATAAGGAGATAGGCGATGAAACTCGTCCCCCGACATGGGAAACAGCATATCAAGTACTCAAGCGATCTCAGTGACCTTGTCATTGATATCGGAGAAGTTCTTGACGGCACCATTGCTACCACCCACAAGCGTTATGGCGAGCTTGATACCAAGATAGAGCTCACTTTCGGGACATATGGTTCCTACAAGCTTGTTGTTAAGTGCATCGAAGTGACGCTTCCAACAGATGCGTACGTCAAGACGATCACAGACTTTTTCCCAACCGGTTGTTGTGTGCTTTCTTTGACTACCAGGGTCACAGAGGCAATCACTGGCCCGACTTACTGGGAAATCCTTTACGAGAGTGCCTCAGAAACCTTTGGGACGAATCTATCTAAAGATCTGGGGATAACCACCGATTATGGCGACTGGGAAGGAGCGGCGCCCATTATTATGGCGGCCGAGAAAAACCTCGTGATTCGTGATCCATCCCAAGCGACCAACTTCGGTTCCGGCAAGGTCAAGGTTTGCTGTGTCTACCTCGATGCCGTTCCCCCAACTTCATGAGGTGAACCATGAGAATGCTTGACCTCAGCCCTGCAGAACTCGGTATCAAAGACATCAATATGAAGGGGAGCCCAGCTGCGCATTCCTCGGGTACCTTGAACCTCGAGGGGTACAGCCAGGTGACGGTCCTCTTCACAATTGTAAATGTTGGCGCGGCTACAGACGGGGGGGCGACGCTTACACTCCAGCGCTATGACAAGGATGACACGGCTGTTGGCGAGGAACTTGACCTCGCAACTGCCATAGCGCTCACTCATGACGACTCGACCCTTGAAGTTGCCGTTACCCTTGTTGCCGACGGGCTCGCAACGGCAGCGACCAACGGGACGATTTCGACAGACGCGAAACATGTGTTCCCGCTTGGACGGTGCAAGCTCATTATGAACATTACTACATCTTGTGATGCGGTAACGTCCTCAACAGGTAATGTGCGGCTTTATGCCAAGTGATTTAGTGATATTTCAGGAGGCGACAATAGTGGGGAAGCCGGTTATTGCCTTCCAAGCCCAATGACAACCCTAGCATTAGAGCTCGGCATGGCCGGCGACCCCACTTGCGAGAAACGAGAGCAGACTAATGGCGAAAGTTTTTACCTCCGATGAACTACTCACGCTGGCACGCGATATAGGGAAAATCCCGAATACGGAAGCGCCTGGTTCTGCCGATGCTGACCTGCTCGGATTCATGAACCTCTTTCTCAAAGACACCATGGCCCCGGCCATAATGGATGTCAGAGAAGGATATTTCGATCGGCAGGTGAGGACGACACTTGTTGCAAGTACGTCGCGATACAGGATTAACCCGCGCGCTATCCTCGGCACCCTCAGGGATATCCGCTATATCAACTCAAGCGGGTATCGCAGTCCCCCACTCGAGCAGATATCCGCCGGCGAGGTGGACCAGGCCAAAGATTCTGATTCAGCTACTGTCCCCACTGGATTTTACCTCGAAGGCGACTATATCGTCCTTCTCCCGACTCTTGGCTCGAGCGTATCCGGCTCTCTTGAGCAAGTTGTTCCTCTCCGGCCGAGCGAGCTCGTTCTCGAGACAAATGTCCGTGTCGTGAGCGCTGTGAATACGGGCACCAAAACGATAACCACCTCAGCCTCGGTGCCCGCCGGTTGGTCTACGAATGACACTTTTGACGTCCATTCGAAGTATAGCGGCGCCGAACTCAAATGCTGGGACAAGGTAGCGAGCACCGTCTCTGGCACAACGATCACCTTTACGACTGATATTGCCGGCACGCTTACTGGCGAGTATGCGATAGAGGTAGGGGATTATGTCTGTCTTGCGGAGGAAGCTGCAGTCCCGGCTATCCCCAAGGACATGCATGAAATACTTGCCCTAGCCACAGCGGTAGAGTTCACGGCATCTGTTGACCTTGAACATTCTCAGTTCCTTGAGAAGAAACTAACCCAGAAAATGCAAATTGCCCTTGGCGCAATGAAACCGCGTATACCAGGGAAACGGAAAGTCCTTCGTATGGCGCCGTTTATTGCGCTTCAGGGTCTTCACGCAAATGGCTGATCCACAGGTCGTACACAGAAAAGCTTCTGGCCTATTCACTAACCGGAACCCGGCACTAGCCCCGGAGGGTGCGCTGGTTGAAGCCGAAAATGTGGTTATTAACAGCCAAGGGAAAATTTCCAAGGTCCGTGGTTTCGAACGATATGGCGACCAACTTTCTAACCCGCCAACTAAATTGCTCCAGTACCAGGATACCCTTATCGTCCATGATGGCAAAAGGCTGAAATATGATAGCGACGGCACAGGTGACTGGCAGGACTGGACAGGAACATTCTCTTCACCTGATTCGAGCCAGAAGATCCGCAGTACACAGGCCCGTTCGAATTTCTACTTCACGACATCAAATGGAATATATAAGAACGACTCTATTTCCGGGACTCCTGTAAAGGCTGGGTTGCCATCCCCATCTCCAATCCAGCTGACAATGGTCTTCCCAGTTGGGTATTCCTGGCTTTCACCGCAAGAACAAGTTTCATATAAAATCACTTTTGTCAGAGAAGACGCCAACGGTCTGCTTATAGAAAGCGCTCCGACGCCTAATCTCTACTCAAGAAATCATGATGAATCCAACGACGGGACGCCCGTGTTCAGTATCCGTTGTCCACCAGGGATAAAGGTCGGAGACAAGATCCTATTCTACCGGACAGCTGCTGCCGCGCTTTCTGCCGATGTTGGAGATACCCATTATTTGGCGCATGAGTTGACCATAGACCAAAACATGTTAGACACCAAGGTCTACCTGTGGGATATGCTCACGGAGGCTTTCCTCGATACCAGCAGAGAACTTTACACAAACTCGACCCAAGAAACTGCATTCCAGTCTAACGACAGACCTGGCCGCGCAAAGGACGTGGCTACATATAAAGGCTATACGTTTTACGCTAATGTGACTAGGCCTCATTCCGTTGATTTCAGGCTTGTTGACATAGACTATCTAACCGCAGACTATTCAGACCTTTATATACAATGTGGAGAGAAGCAACTCGTACTTGCGTTCACCACATCCGGCACGGGCTCTTATGATGTTAGGATAGAGGACGATTACGCTGAAGCATACAACGTCGAATACACGTGTGGATTTGGGCTGTACAGTATCGTCTCAAGGATAAACAACCTAAATTGGCGTTACCCAACGTCATATCCGTTCCATGCTGAGTACATCTCTACAGAAAGCGACCCGCCAGGCAAAATGAGGATAACCTCAGACAACTTTACTGATACTGATATTGTTGTCTGGAGCACAGATATTCTTGCATGGGGTGGGTCTGGGTCACAAACATGGTCCACAACTAGCACGCAGGAAGTTGGGTCAAATCTGCTTTACCACTCTAAATTCGAACAGCCAGAGGCCGTTCCGGCTGGCAATGTCGACGCCATTGGGTCGGAAGACTCTCCCATTTTGAGAATTCTCCCCCTCAGAAACGCTCTCATTATTTTAAAAGAGGAGGGGGTGTTCATCCTCACTGGGACGACAGAGGTAGACTTCGATATCCGACCGCTTGACCCGACGGTGAGGATAGATGCGCCAGAGACCGCTGTTGTCTTAAATAACGCGGTCTTTTGCTCGAGTAACCAAGGTGTTGTCCGCATCGACGAGGCGACTGGCGTTTCTATTGTCAGTCAACAAATAGAGGAAGACCTTCGGGAAATACAGGCCTTCTCAAACTATACTGCGCTTACACATGCTTGCACCTATGAATCCGACCGGCAGTATTGGTTGTGGGTTCCGGAATCATCTTCTGACACCTATGCTACCATAGCATACGTGTACAATTACCTCACCCACACTTGGACTATCAGGAGGAAAAACTGTGGCTGCGCAATGGTTCTCCACGATACTAAAACGCTTTATCTGGGCCACGCTGTTGATCATTATGTGTTAGAGGAGCGAAAGTCCATTTCAGGGGTAAGCGACTTCATTGACGAGACGATCTCTACTACTGTCAGTTCCCATACGACCACGGAAGATGACGACGGGAACACTGTAACGCAGCTTGTCTGTAGCTATGGTTACACAAGCGCGACCCTTGGGATCGGCTGGTTATTCAAATATGAGGACCAAGAGGCCGCGGTAATTGCTGCTACTGACAATGAGGATGGGACATATACCCTTGACCTTTCTGGCCAGCTAACGCTCCCGACCTTGGCAACCCCATCTTCTACGGTCGGGCTTCCTGACATACTCGGTCTTATCGGCCTCCCCACCGCTAGCACGCAAACAGCGTTTGAGGCATCTCTTGGGATACCGATCGTATCTACCATTACGTGGATTCCTGAGGCGTGCGGCAACCCGTCGGCCATGAAGCAGTTTTCTAGGTGTCAACTTGATTTCACAGAGAATTGGGTCTACAAGCATGAGCTCGCCTTCGTCACTAATTTCTATGGGGACCAGACATATGAGACAGGGACTCTCCAGTTTGTGACCCCTGGCTGGGGGGCTGGCGGCTGGGGCGGTATGCCATGGGACGAAGACCAAATTCCGGCTATCCCAATAGCCACATACATCCCGACAGACTGTCAGAGAGCACAATGGCTTCGTGTGACATATCGCCATAAATGGGCGTATGAGAAGTTCGATATCACGAATATGGCCATTACATTTCGGGTGACTGGGGGAAGAACCGTTAGGGAACCGGCATGAAAGTAGGAAACTTCAGAAAAATAACAAAAGGGGATATCCCGGGATTCCCAGATGAGCTTTTCGAAGTTATCACCCCGCTCTCTGAACAGGTTGAGACACTCACAAGGGCCTGCCAGGGGAATATTGATTTTGACAGAAACTTCAATTCCGAAATCCGCGCGCTGGCCCTTTCGAATGACACGGAAACGACTATTACCCTTCAGCGCATAAAGGGGAAACCAAGCGCGGTTTTTGTCCTATGGGAAGAGCTTTTTGACTATACAAAGCTCGCTTGGAAGTTGGTTGGAGAAGGCAAAATAACCGTGAAGGTAGAATGGGATTCGGCACCAAGCACCCAAACGAAAGTGAAATTGTTGATCGTTGGGGGAACTTAAATGGCCTACATATCAACATTTGAAGATGGTCGTGATTTCCTCCTTGGGAAAGCCCCCCAGCCGCAGTTTGGTGGGCACATGGTCTCGAGCCAGGCAACGTCTTGGCCGAGGCAGCAAACAGAACTTGGTGCCCAACCTGTTATGTTTGGTCGTGGGGAGGAATCACAATGGCCTGTCTACCCACAGAGACAAGAGCAGGGGCCAGAACCGGTCGCCCCGGCAGTCCAATTGTCTGGCCCAGGGGCAGCGCCTATGCAAGGAACAACTACGACTCCGGCCGAACAGGCGCCGCAACAAGGTGTTGCCGCCCCCGCACCTTTTGAGGCGCCTGACCTCGGCCAGAGTCTCGGTTTCGGGACAGACTCGCGAAATATGATGGCGAGCCTTTTCAACCCACTTAGGGCAGGGCTCGAACAGGGGTATGGCGGCCTTCAAACGGCATCTCAGGATTTCTTCTCACAGGCTGGGCCTGACAGAAGCTTCGAGTCGATAAACGCCCCGTATACTCTTACGCAATATATCACACAGGGGAAGATGGGGCCGAAGGCCCATGCCGTTGTTGGTTCGAGTTATCGAGGGCCAGAGGGGCTTGATTATACTGCAGAGCCAGAGCTGCGGGCACGGGCCGAAGCGCTTGCTTCAGGCAGGGGCCTTGTCCCTCTTGTCCAAATGACTGGGCTTCCTCCAGGGATGGCGAAGTGGGAAGCCCAAAATGTCTGGGAGGACCCTGGGTATAGGAGTAAGGCGAGGGCCTATGAAAGTGAGGTAGACAAGTATTACCAAGACGTCGAGAAGGAACGATCACGGGCTTCGGCACGAGCTGAGGAACGATCAGCCCAAGAGCAGAGTATCGCTGATCAGGCTCGCGCCTTCGCGCTAGATTGGCATGGCAGGACCTATGCAGACGTTTTAAAGTCGCTTGAGGCGGCAAAGGCAAATCAGGCTGAAACGGCTAAAAGATATGAGGCATTAATGGGGCAAACCGGAGGGGAGCCACCGACAAGAGAGCAACTTGAGGCTGCAGGCCTCGGATCGCTCTATACCGATGTTTCTGCCACAGCTGATTCTGCCGCCCAGCAGAGGGAAGCGATTATGGCTAAATATCCCGATATCGCCGATATCCCAGTCGCCGAAATCGGGGTTTCAAGCAAGGGTAGGGAAAAGAACTTCTTTGTCTATCAGGGCGTCAAATTCCAACTCGATGACGCTGTCAAGGGGAACATCGGCCATAAGAACATGAAGAAATTGGGCCTTGATACGAAAGAAAAAAGGCAGGCCTTTAGAGAAGAATTGATGAGAGTAGGAAAGCAGGTAGAGGCTCGCCAACGAGAACTTGAAGCCCTCTATTCTGCTGGGACAGCGAGGACGGGGAGACCATCTGCGGAAACGCGCCGTGGCGTCCCTGCTGAACCAGGAGCTTATGCGGCATATGACCCTCTTTACTACGCAGAGGCGTTAAATGCCGCAGCGGCTCCGCTCCCAGATCCAAGGAATTATGTTGAGTACTCACCTGGTGTTGTCCCCACAGCAGAGAACGTGGCCACAGAACGGCAGCGAGCCACTTTAGCGCGCATAGACGAACTTATAGGACAGGCACAGACGCTTGCCGCAGCGGGGATGCCTTATGAGGCAGCTCAGATAACGGCAGCTGCAGACCAACTTATCGCTGACCAGCAGGCCGCAGTTGCCAAACGACAAGCGGCTGTAGACCAGGCTGCAGCTGACTGGACCAAAAATGTGAAAAGAGCCCGGAAGAAATATGAGAGTTCCGGAGATGATGTTCTCCAGACTCTCGGACTTGGTTATATGGGTTAGCATAATGGGTTACGGACAGATAGGCGAATCTTTAGGTGGTGCCCTTGGTGGCATTGCCGTCATGGCCGGCGCCGCTGGCGAAGGTGGGCGAGAAGAACTTGCAGAAGCTGTACGGCTTGCAAAACAGATCCAGCGACCAGAGTTCGATATGCGGGAGCTCACTCCTGCCCAACTAAAGATTGTCGCTGAGTATTTTCCCCAATACTACTCTGCGCATGTAGAGGGTCCGGTATCTCTCACACAGGATTCTCCTGAAGTTAGGAGAAAGTTGGGGGAAAACCTCGACTACTTCGCCAGAATCCGAGATCAGGGGATGCCTCTGTCTGAGCGGATAGCTGCCCTTGAAGCCCAGAGAACCATGTCTGGCGCCCACCGTGCGGCCACAGAGTCTTCGCTGAGGGACTTGCAGCGCCGTGGTAGGGCTGGTGGTGGTCTTGAGGCCGCAATGCGTCTTGGAGCCTCCCAGCAGGCCTCTGAGCTCGGCCGTGGTATGGCTAACGACCTGGCCACCAGGGCTGAACAAACCCGCTATGGTGCTGGCCTGAACCTCGCCTCTCTTGGGGGTGCTCTCCGTGGGCAGGATATTGGGCTCTCCTCAGAACGAGCAGGCCAGCTGAACCGCTTTAACGAGTGGATTTCCAATATGCTCACCGAACAAGCCAGGGAGAACTCGGCCAGGGCGCAGCAGGCACAATGGCAGAATGCCCAGACAGCTCAGGGTATTGCCAATGCCAACGAGATGTCCTCCTATGAGACAGCGCTTGCGAATCTCAACCGCCGCAATCAACTTGCCCAGCAGGATTTTTCTAACCAACTTGGTCAAGTTGGAGCCGTTACGAATGCTCTGGGCGGCCTGTCCCAGGGGAAATATGCCGAGCAGGCGGCCATGCGGGACAATATCATGAACGTAGGCCGCGGGGCTGGTGCTGCTATTGGGGGGATGATGGACCCGAATCTCGGCAAGGAACAGCCCCCGAACATCAATTTTTTCTATAGGCGGTAATCATGGCTGAGCAAAGAAATGTCGCGGATATTATTGCTGAGCTTGAAGAGATGGAGAGAAGGGCTGCCCAGGCTGCCACGGGCGTCATCCCGCAAGCACCAGCCGGCTTCGAGAACGAGCAGCTGAAAAACCTGGATGCCTTCTTGACCGAGATCGCGGGGCAAAGACCGGGAGCCAGTGCCAACATGCCGTCGGCCGCAGCGCCAGGCCCGCCATCTCGTCTTTCTCCAGGGGAAATAGATATTCTGTCTGGCGTAATGCCGCAATTTGTGGAACCGCAAAAGCCACAAATGTTTCGAGAGACGCCGAACCCAGCCGGGGCTCCAGAGCTCCGTGGGTTTTTCAAAGAAGGCTATGAGCCTCGCATGGAGCGTCCTTCCGGCCACGAGCCCAAAAGCGCCGAAGATCAAAACCTGGTAGATGAGCGAAAACAGAGAGAAGATCAAAGGGCTAAAGAAAAAGAGCTTCGAGGAGACGCAGATTGGCTTGAAGGTAATATTGAATCGCTGAAGCGCCTTTCTGAACCATATGAAAAGAGGTTTGACATTGGCAACCTCATGAAGGAGCGGGGCAAGAAACAGAGTCTCCAGCATATCATTGAAGGGTTGGGGAAGATCTATCCTTCTGTGGCTGCTGACTACCTCCTAACTGGTGGGCCGCCAAAAGCCGAACCTGTCATCGCAGAAGATACCAGAGAAGAGATCGGGAAGATCGACGAACAGATTGCAGGTGAGCAGATACGAAAGGTTTTCAAGTCTGCAGGCATCGACCTACCAGAGAACATCCCCTCGAGCGTTCTTCTCTCTACAGCTGCCACGCTTGGTAGATGGGGGAAGGAGAACAAAGCAGAAGACACTCGCATACAAGGCATCATGCTTAAAGAGCGTGATAGATGGTTCCAGAGCTCTGAAATAAAAGGGATCAGAGAGGCGAAATTCGCGGCCCAGAGGGTTCTGGCTCTTCTTAATAGTCCTAACCCCACAGCCCACAAAGACTCTATAAAGCAAAGGATTTTAGCACTCGGTGATAAACGAATTAGCACTTTCGATGTACAAGATGCTGAGAAAAGATATGGCATATGGGCCGGGCTAGAAGATCGCTGGGCAAAGTGGGTTAATGAAGATTTGTCCCAAAAGATGATAGATCAGATGCGTGATTCCATGACAACTTTGGTAGGAACATATGATAAGGCCATCAATGACAAAGCCGTTGAACGGGCAGAAAGTCTAGCGAATATTCCAGGATTAAATATCCCTAAAGAGACAACGATTAAATATCTACTTGGCGACCAGGAAAGGACTGGTGCTGGGCGTGATACTTCTGAATGGGTGTCATTGAAAAGGGTCGCAACTGGGAAATTTGTACCTGTCCCGCCTGAATATGTAGAAGAGGCTATAAACTCTGGAGATTTTGAACGCTAATGCCCAAGCACAAAGAAACTAGAGATTGGGATAAGCTGTTTGAGGCCTCAAAAGACAAATGGGATTCAATTGTAGGCCCAACGCTGACAGGCCCAGGTTCTTCTCCAGAAACTGCCATTGACGAACAGCATCCAGAACTCCCTACTTCTAAGCGTCTCAAGCTAAAGAACTTCGCTGAGGGTATCAGCCCCGAAGTAATGGTGCGTGAGTTGAAGAAAGAGGGGTTCGACGTATTCCCGACTGCAGACCACTATGCCATTCGAAAGCCTGGAGAGACAAAATGGCACAAGGTTGAGAAAAGCGGTTGGGGCTGGATGGAGATGTTAAAGGACCTTGGGGATTATGGGACAGATCTCATAAAAGATATCGGCTGGCTTGGAGGTGCTGGTGTTGGTGCGGCTGCTGGTACTGCAGCAACTGGAGGGCCATGGGGAGGTTTGGCCGTCAGCATACCGGCCGCTGGTGCTGGTTCCGGCTTGGCCCAAGGTGTTGTGGATTTTCTGGCTCGCAACGCCGGGATTGTCCCTACAGAGAAAGAGTCTACTGGTGCTCTCAAACGAGAAGTCATACACGGTGCAGCTGGACAGGCTATTCTTGGTGGTGCCGGCATGGTAGCTGGGAAAGCGCTCAAGGGGATTGCTAACAAATATCGCGGCTGGCGAACTCCGGCTAGACCACCAACTATTGCCGAACAACTTGGGATGAAGAAAGGCCCCAAGGCCGGGTATGACTTTGTTGACAGAGAAATCACCCAGGGAATGCCGCCTGACGCATATCTCGGGCAACGTGGCGGCCTACGCGGGGTTGTTCCAGAAGGTCCTGCCGGGAAGCAGACTAGAAAGTTCGAAAAATATGCGGACATAGGGCCGCCTGAACCCCTAAATATTCCTGAGGCAAAGGCTGTTCCAAACCCTGCAACACAATCTCTAGAGGGGATGTCAGAACAAGAGTTGCGCACATTAAGAGGAAAACTGGGGAAACAACTTGTGCGATCAAAAGGGCAAGAGATTACTGAAGCAGATGAAGTGATTGTCAAGCAACTTGGTAATATCGATGAACAACTTCGTAATATCAGGGAGCTTCGTAGAACTGAAACGATAGGCCATGAGAAACGTCGGCGCAGAGAGACCACGCCTACGGAACAGCTTGTAGAAGAATGGGGCCGGCGAAGAACGGCAGAAAAAGAAGGGAGGAATGTCTGGAAACCACTAAATGAAATGTCTTTGAAAGAACTTATTACTCTGAAAGAAGAACTTCGCGGCAGATATAATAAGCTTAGAACCCCTAAAAGCGGGAAACGGAGCCAAAAACAAATTGCTCTTTCCAGACGACTTTTGGAGGTTAATCAGCATATTAAAGCACTTGAGGAAGCAACCGGTGGTAGGGTGGTTGACACAGGGATGAATCCCATGCTTGAAAAAGCAGAATTCTCCGCTGTCGGGGAGGGTTTAACAGCGTCACAAGCCGAAAGAAGGCCGATAACTGTGGCAACTAAAAAGATCGCAGAACTTGAGGCTAAAGATGCTAAAGCTGGACGGGCTAGTCCATTTAATCGTCAATTCTGGGCCAGACGCAGGAAGGGGATTCGCGTTGAACCACAATCGGAGGTAGCAGAAAAGACAATCAAGGCCAATACCGATATCAAAGACCAGTTTTTTATTGAGTTTATCAAGGTCAATGGGGAACCATCCGGCCGCAGAAAAGTACAGGCGGCGATATCGGTGGCTACCGACAAGGCAAGGCATGAAGCAATAAAAAGCGGCTTGCTAGCCAACATGGAGGAAAGTCAATTGAGGCTTCATGCAAAGATGTGGGGGATGCCGCGTACAGAGGCTGATACGGTTCCCAAAGAAAAACTCCTATCCTTTATGTATGGTAAGGGAGACATAGCACCAAAAAGGCCAAAAGCCCCAAAACTTAATGCTCCACATAAAGGCGAAACTGGGCTGAAACGTTCTTATTCTCCAGAAGATTATGGACAAAGCACGCTCATAGACGTTGAAGCGGGGCATTACATCAACTTCGAGCTTGAAGGAGTTACCAACGTTTCTGGCAAAGGCGGCAAATTCACCCGTGTTATGGACTCAAGGCCGGCAGGTGGGTCGGCTCGGGGCACAATGCCTTGGGAACCATATCAGATGTTGAATAGGGAGTCGACGTCAAAAATGGGTGGTCGTATTGGTCCGCTATTGCAGGCTGGGGCGAAGAGGGCGGCTAAAGAGACGGCAAAGCGAAGAGGGGGAAGGCCGCTTGGGAGAGCAGGAGAGGCTGTATATCGCCTCAATAGAGTTACTGGTTCTCTCGATCCTGCAGCTGGCCTTGTTAGCAGGATATATCACACGAGCAAGCTTAAAGATCTTATATCTGGCAGTAGCAATGTTGCGCTAAAGGGTCTAGATTGGCTTTTGAAAGATCCAGCAACGCATGGCCCTTTCAGGGCAAAGCTCAGACGGTTGAGGGAGAACATAGGCCACCCAGCATTCAAAACCTTGCTGAGGGGTTATTTGAGAGACCCACTATTCAAAAAATTCTGGGACGAGAATAAGGGTATGCTCTATGCCAGCCAAACTTGATAGATGTGTGAAGCACCTAAAAGCCCAAGGCTATAGCGAGGATTCGGCATGGGCTATTTGTCAGGCGAGTCTGAGTCGGAAACGTAAAAGGGGAAAGAAGAAGGGAAGTCGAGCCAAAACGGGACATAAGTAGGGTTTTTTTTCACAAGCCGTTTCTCTTCTTCCTTCTTCATAGCGACGAAAGACGCAATCACTCCCTTTGTCTTCATGCTCCCTCTAACCGCCATGAGCTTGAAGATATCGAGCATCCCGTCAAAAACCTCCATTGTTTGCCAGGGAGGCAGGGGGAACCAGAGAATAACGTTCTTGTTCTCGTTTGGCCCAACCCATATTTTGAGGTTGGCGCCATCATCGTGATCATATATCCCAAAGTGTGGTTCTTTGTCTTTTGGTATTTGTTCTAGGTCATAGAGCCATTTGCCCGTGTTTCCGTTTTCACTACCCATTTATGTCCTCCGCTGTTTTAGTAGATCATCCAATAATAACCATGCATGTTGACACGTGTCATATCTACCATCTTCATACACACCCCCTTCATTCCAAAAGGCTTCCATTTCGGGGAGTGTTGGCCCATCTTCCCCGACACCCCCGGATGGGTAGTTTTCCAGCACAATCATCACTCTTCTAATGGCTTCTTTTGGGCTTGGTGCTTTACTCATTTTCTTCCCACATCCATCCATTTGGGAGTCCGATCTCGGTGTCACCCCAAACTTTAACCACTCTGATATTTGGGGCGCAAGTGAGTTCGAAATATAATCCATAGGGCGGAGGCTTAACCCCAAATATCGCCTCAAATAGTTCTGCCGACATGCTCCCACAGGCAGAAATTTGCCAACTTTTCTCAAGACCATACCAGTCATCTCCAACCACAGGATGAGAGCCAGATAGACTGACATAATCAGGGAGTATATGTTCTGACATTGCAATCCAGGTTTTTTTCTTTGCCATTATATCACCTCCGAAGTAATAGTGGTCTGGTCCGACGTATTTCAAGCACTGGTTTTTCAGGTGTCGAGTTATCTATCGCGACTTGGCAGGGATCTGACCATTGGCTCATGCTGCCATTGACGCCGATAGCGGCCACCCATATCTTGATTTCTGTGAGTGTGACGTCAGCCAATAGCGTCTCGAGACCTATTTCGTAGGTATTGCCGCCGATATCACATTCATCTATTTGCACAAGCTGGGCAGCAATCCCAGTGTCGCTTACGCGCAGATCTACATCTGCGGCTGAAGCCGCTAGCAGAAAATAAGCTATTGTTACTGGCGTTGTGCCATCTGCCCCAAGCCCGGTATGTGTCCATCTCGCCTTGAGCTTGCTTGGGTGAAGCGGCGTTGTCTCTTGCGCCAATACAACAGCCAGACCAGCGTACACCATCAACATAAAGCATATTGCGCTTAATATCGTTGTCTTCATGATTCCTCTTCTTGTATTAGTTCGCCTGTAGCGGTCCATCTACCTCCTTCATCAATAAAAAACTGGTCCGGGTCTTCTGTTGCAAGGTTTATATACTGTTGCAGCATTTCTTCCGAAGTTGGGTTCCCTGGAAAATCTGACGGTTCAAGTACCACTTCAGATATAAACACTATTGTGATTCTTGCCTTTTGCATTTTGTCCCTTTCCGTACATACCCATATTCGCGTTTAGCGGTTGCTATCTTGCATTGGAGGTCAGCGGCATGACGCAGGATAAATAGCCATTCTTCTTGATTTCGCCCTCTTGGTTTTGATTTCACAAGTCTTTTCGCTGCGGACTCTAGTAATTCTATTATGCGCTTTGCCTCCTTGCATGCTTTGGCCTCAGCTGGGCGGACTGGTGCGCTGCCATTAAGCATGTCATCGTTTATCTCTGTTCCCATTGTGTTTCTGCGCCCTCCTGTCAGGCCCCCTCAGCATGATTTGCCGGAACCCACGTAGCCGAGACGCTATACCAGAATCCACCTTTGCTATGTCGTCGATCGACTGGTCGCACGTAATCACAGTCACCACGCAATCCTCGATCCTTGCATTGATGAGTGCATGGAGCCATGATAGGAACCATTCGGTTCTAGTCCCAGCCATGAGATCGTCCAGGACGAGACCTTGCCTCTCTCGCAGCTCTTTGAGAATCCACCCCTCTGAATGCTCTGCGTTTTTGTTCATGCAACTTCTGAGGTCTAGCAGCAGCATTGGGACCGGACACCATGTCAATTTGTGTTCTTTAGCCATTGCTGCTGCCAAGTGGGATTTCCCAGCGCCATTTGGCCCGCATATGTAAGTGCTGGCGCGGCCGCCCGTATGACGTAGGCCGGGGAAGTCTGAGATCGATGCAGACTCAAACAGCGCTGGGATTTTGCCTCTAAGGGACTGCGGTAGCATAATCAGCAACCTTCCGTCTTGGGCTGCCGCCTCTCGGCCTTTTTGGTGGTCCTTTTCGGGGGTTTTTCCCCCTCGCCCGTTTAGCCTCTTCGATAGCCTGGAAAACTCCGGAGAGTTCTTGGAGTTCATTGAATCGTCGCTGGACACCTTCAAGCAACGAGAAGGCTTGGTCAAGAGCCTGTTGCCGCAGATCAGCCCTAGACATTACAAGCTCAGAAGAAAGATATCCAGCACCACCGATCTCGTCTGAAACATGGATGTAAAGTCTTCGCGGTATTGCGTCCGGGGCCTCTTCCGTTATTACACGGATCGAGCGAATCATGTTCCGTGCCGTGTACCTCCAGTGCTCCATTGCCGCCTCATTGACATCCCACTGGAAATCAATGTGTTGCGGAGATTTTGGATTTTTCGCATCTTCTATGAACGCATCTGGTGTAACAGGCCCAGCCTTAGCCAGTTTAGCTATCCGTTTGCTAACCGCGGCAGGATCTGACTTGAACCTCACTCCCTCTGCCCATGAGTATTGTTTTCTCATATTAATCGTATTCTCAGTTCGGCTGTCAACTTGGAAAGTTCTTCGGAGTTTTTACCAACTGTTTTCTCCAGTACGTTGTTACGTAAATCTTGCAAGGTCCGGTATAACCTCAAAAACTGTTTTTTGTCGTACGCTGAGGCCATCTCCTTGGAAACGTGTTCCTTGTAGAATGGGTGCCCCTTCTCGAAGACTGTGTCGAGGTCTTGCATTACTCGGGCGAGATCGAAAATAGCCCTAGTCAGGCATGTTTGCCTTGGAACTTTTGAGGTCCACCTTATATGCTGCATCTTCACCCCCCGCTTTTTAACAGAGACGCGGCTTCGATCGCACTTTTCCTGAAAAACTCTGCTGGCATTAGGCATTTGCCGTCTTTGTTCCTTGGTATCCATGATAGACTCTTTTCGTATTCTATATCCCTCCTTTTGCTGCGGTCGCATGCTGAAATGTTGCCACAATGTGGGCAAATTTCCCTGCCCACATGCCAGTGGTACAGAAGATTTTCGCCAACAAGGCGTAGCACAACCCTTCTAATGTCTACTCTCGGAATAACAAACTCTTCTATCGGCACAGCAACCTCGTCGATCTTATAGCTCATCGTCTTGCGCATTGTTTACTCCTAAAAACCTTGCCTTGTGGTGGAGAGCCGTACCCAGACATGCTATGCCCGGCCCAACCACGCCTTGCCGTGGCACACCCAGCCCTGTCGCGCCCAGCTGCGGCATGCCTTGCCTTGCATTGCAGTGCCTTGCCTTTAGAAATTGGTTCCACAACTTAAAAGGCAAGACATCCCAAGTCGGGCCAACCCACGGGCAGCAGCGCCGGACCTTACCCAACCGAGGCATGCTTCGTCGTAGCGAGCCAAACCTGGGGATGTCTTGTCTTTGTTTTCTCATCTCAAGAAGCGCCCACCGTGAAACAACCGAATGTTCCAGGGCCGCCGTTTTCCATCCTGAATTCCCCAACGCCGACAGCAAAACCGGCGACACTGTAAAGGTTAATCAGGTTTTCCAGGCTAATTGCCCTGGCATTGTACTCGATCGTCAGTGTGGTCGACCATTCCTTGAAAAGACCCCGGTACCTCATATCGGGGGTCTTCCCGTTAATCCTCACTATCCTGGCATCCATGATTGGTTCGCCTTCAAGGATAGCCATGTCGTCCAGGATGCGATGGCTTTGTCTGGCAAGCACCTTGGTAATAGTCCCCTTCCCAAGACTGGTGCATGCTGCAATGGCTGACTTTCGGAAAGCATTTGCCGGGAATAGATAATTCCCTTCGCCATCTCGATATATGCTCTCCTCGTAGTCCCTCTGCGGGTTTTTAGCCTCTTTTCCCGCCGAGGCTTTGTGCTCTTTTCTCCCCTCCATCTCGGCAACTGCTCTTGGACTAAACCTGTTGACGAGGAGATTTTCCCCAGAGAACTTCAGTGTGACCATTTTAAGATCCATGCGCGGGATAACAACAGTCTCCGCTTGGCTTTTCTTTGTCCCGTCCTTTGGCGGGGTTTTCGAGCTTGGTCTCGCCACCGCTTGGTCTCTCACGTTTTTCACCATCGAGAGGTTCACGGGTTTCTTCGTCGTTGTCCTTGGCATCGTATCCTCCTATGAAAAATGCCTTGTCTTGCCTAGCCGTACCGCGCCTTACCCGGCAGACCCATGCCGCGCCGAGCCTAGCCGGAACCTAGCCATTCTTTGCTCGGCCGAACCGTACCAGACCAAGCCAGGCATAGGCTTGCCCAGCCGTCTTGTCTGGTCCCACAAATCCCAGCCATGTCTTGCCGTGCCATGCCGGGCAAAACCATTCCACGCCACGCCGATGAGGGCCATCGCTTGCCATGGCTTGGCAAACCGCGCCAGACCTTGCATTACCACGCCAGGCCAGGCCCAGTCGTCTTTTTTATCAACCATTATTCCGTGGTCCCTATAAAGCTTGAGACTCGCTCGGCCTTGTTTCCTTTCTCTCCCGGGTCGTTTCTATTCCAACCGCCTTCTTTGAGCTCCAGAAACTTCTCTTTGTTGGTCGCCTGTTTAAACGATGGCATCTGTCTTTCCTGATACCACTTTCCTCGTTTATTACATACTGCATCGGTGAGGAGTTCCCGGAAATCGGGATACATTTTTTCCATCGCGGCCCATGCCTTCTTGCGCGCCGGAGACATCCTGTCGATCACCACAAGTCCCTGTTTGCCTGCTAGGGCATTCCAAAATCGCAACACCTCGCCCCAATCGGTTTTGTCATCTGCGTCTTTTGCCCTTTGTTCGTTCTCCGCCTTCTTTGCTGAGATAGCTCTTTCGACGACATTAGCGAGGTTCATTACGTCCTCGTATTCCTTGATTATCTCGTCGACTTTGGGCTCGAGCTCTTTGACGGCCTTCTGGCACCCGGAATGGAATGCCTGCAGCGCCGAAATCGAGACTGCCTCGAATGCGGATTCCAAATAATCTATTAGACTCATGACCACCAAACCACGCAAAAAACGCCCGGCCCGTTAAGTGGGATTAAGGGGCCGGGCTGACCAAGTTGGGAAAAAGGAAGTGCGGACGCAAAAAATGCGGGCGGCACGCGAGGTAGAACTGATGGGTGATGACGTGCCGCCCGCTGAGACATGGCCCAGGGGGAGGTTGTTGTTGGAAGTCGCGGTCATTGGAATAGAGAGGAGGTCCCCTGGGCCATTCATGTGTCGATTCCAGTAATTGTCACTCTAACATATCCAGGCTTTTTGGCCTGGTCAAGCGCACATTTCCGAATAGTGAGGGAGAGCACCTGGCTGTCATCTTTATATGCCCCGGCGGTCTCTAGGCTGTCGAGGACTGCCTTCAGCATATTGTCGACATCTCGTCTCCGTTTGTCAGGGACTCGAGCAAAGATGCTGACCTCTATTGCCCCGCATATTGGAGCCGGGCAAGATCGCTGTTGCCATACAGCAGCCCTCACAGATTCCCTGTATTCACGACCCTCCCGGCTAATAATTGCCCTGTTGCCAATATTCCGCCAGTAGTGGTTCACCGATGGTGGGAATGGCAACGTGAACTCCTCTGTACGAATATCTTTAACCACCGTTTCACCTTTGAAATAATGCCGAACCGGAGTACAGAACTTTGCCGAAAAGCGCTTCGCCGCCTACGCCAAAATCATAGTTTGGTGTCAGCCTCAAAGTTCCGTGTCAGTCGCTAGGGTCATGCTTCCAAACATTATCCCTCCGGCTCGGCAAGAGTCACTTCTTTTCGCTGGGCGAATTGAAGATTCCGGCATATTTCCCATTGCCGGCCTTTATTTCTTCTTCTGTCATTTCCGGGACTTTCGGATCTTGGTAGTTCTCGGGTGACAGGATGTCGTTAAGTTTGACCGTTTCTGTCCGCTTCTCTCCATTTTCGAAAACCTCATCTATGGACATCCCATCTTGAGTAATTGCATTCCTCATGCCAGTTAGCACCAGCAGGTCATCCTCGTTGATATCTGAAATAGTATTTCTGCCTAGGCGCTTGAGAACCTTGTGAGTAGACACTCCTTGTTGGGCAAACCAAGCTATAGCACGCCGCCGTCTTTGTTCAAGGGGGTCGTTCTCCCTGCCTTTTCTTGCCTTTTCTTTGACTGCATTATATGCGTTGAGCCAAAGAGCCCGCGGGATAGCCTTTAATGTTGCATTGCGATGGGCAATGGAGCAGGCTGCATTTGCGGTCGTCAGGATCATGTCGTCACTATAACGTGAGCCATTTTTGTGGGTTATGCGCCTTTTTACGTCCACAATGTATGTAAGGTTTGACTCAAGGTCCTGGCATACTCCGGCACACGTGACATCTTTTTGACCGATCTCCATGATCCTTGCGGCAACACGAAGATTGCCCCAGGCAGAAGCGAGAATCTCGGCACAGCGGACACTTGGCCCCTCAATTGTCTTCCCCCCGCGAGGCATCATGTAGATACATTCCTCGGCGGTTTCATGGTCAAGGCACATCAATTGTTTCGCCCTGTCAATCGAGGAAGCTATGTCCCTTGGGTATTTCTTTGCTGTGGCCACTTGGACATCAATCTCAGCTCTCGTAAGGGCCTCAAGAGCAGCGGGTTCTGTAATGATCTCCGGTTTCCTGTTCATATCTGGACTCCCTTCCTTTTTTGGACACTTGGTGCTTTCGTTTTCCACTCTATGTTCCCTGCCAAGCTTTCTTCGGCCTGCTGTCTGGCCTTTGCGTCAGAGATAGACGGGTTTGCTTTTTTTATCGCCTTTGCTAGATCTTTCACGCCCCATTTCCGCAGAAGCATACCTCTTAAATGCGACGTCGCTTCTTCTGGAGCTGTGTCCCATGCTCTTTCATAGTCGATTATCTTAGCGATTTTGCCCGTGTGCCTTGTCGTTAGGTACTTCGACTCCCAGCCGTTAGCCATGGCCGCGAGGTTAGCGGTTTTAACAAACTCGAGAGCATCTTCGATGACTGACTTGGCTTGTCTTAGCTCCATGAAGACCTTAGCGTTTTTCTCGTCATCTACGATCTCGTAAGTTCCGCGCACCTGGCGGATAAACGGTGTTCCATCCCGCCTAATCGTCAGCGCCGTCTTCATCACCGCGTCAAGACCGGCCTGACAGCTATGCGATGCCGGACAATACTCGCACCATGGGCCTGGATTGTGCTGCGGGAATTTCTCGTCCATTGCGGCGCGCACGATTTTGGCAATGTCTGTGACAAGGCCAGGGACGTCATCTCTCCTGACTGGTGCGATCTCGTATTCGGTATCGCTGTGCCCCTCATAGGCTATTGGGATCACAGCGTTGATGTCCTTGTGCTTTTGCAGCACAGCCACAGCCTGCGCACGCAATTGCCATATTGTCCACTCCGGGATATTCCCGGATGGGTAAAATTTCCAGTCAATTACCAGCCCCCCGCCAGCAAAAAGAGCCTTGTAATCCAGCGTCCCAAATGTACAGACTTCGCCATTTTGGTGGATGGGCAGGGTTTCTTCGTACGTCTCTTCCACAACCTTGAGGCCGATCTCTTCTGTCTTTTTTAGCCTGTAGTCCCAAACACGCTCCACGGCTTTCTTCTGAAAATCATCTAATGGTGCTGTGCTGCGAGCCTTTACGCACGCATGACACAATGTGCCCATCGCGGCGTCGTTGTTCGTTGGCTTTCGGGGGGCCTTCTCGACCTCTCGAAGTGGGGCGGCACAATTGTATAGCAACCCGAGCCTGCTGAATCCAGCTGGGTGATGTTCAGTCATTTCTACCTCCTACTTCTTGTAAGCACTCGGCCCCGACGGCCCCACGTCCAAGCAAGCCAAGCAGCAGGGCCGAGTTCCACCAGTCTCTTGGCGCTACCGCCATCCACCGTCCATCCACAGCACAAATATAGCCGTCAAAAAACTACCGAGGGCCAGTAACAAACAACCGAGTATGGTTCCCCAAATCTTTTCTCTCATGACCAACTTTCCTCCTCTGTAGGCCCGTCCCCGTCCCCGTCCCCGTGCCCGTACCCGTCCCTGTACCCGTACCCGTACCCGTACCCGTCCCCGTGCCCGTCCCCGTCCCTGTACCCGTACCCGTACCCGTACCCGTCCCCGTACCCGTCCCCGCCGTCCCCGTACCCGTACCCGTACCCGTACCCGTCCCCGTCCCCGTACCCGTACCCGTACCCGTGCCCGTGCCCGTGCCCGTGCCCGTCCCCGTACCCGTGCCCGTCCCCGTACCCGTGCCCGTCCCCGTGCCCGTACCCGTGCCCGTCCCCGTACCCGCGCCCGTACCCGTACCCGTACCCGTACCCGTGCCGACCAAAAAACGACAAGAGCGGGTTGCCGCGGATTTTTAGAGCCGACTCAGCAATAATCGAGATGACCCCAGCCGCTGATTCTGCGGGCATGTTCACCTCGCACCAATACAGATCTGCCGGTTCCAATTGGGATATCGGGGTGCCCACACGCAGAGATTCCAGCCTCTTTTTACAGGCGCCAGAAAATCTTGCCGAGTGTATGAGGTCCCTAGTCAACTCCATGGTTGGGATCTCCACCGCTCCACCGCTTCGGCGGTCACGTCGCATATGCACGTGACTTTTCGGAGCGTAGTACGACCAGGCACCAGATGGCCTATTTTGCAGCGCTCTCCAGGCCCCACCGCCGCAAGCCCAAACACCCCGTGCGTGGATGAATCCCAATATATACACATTTGGGCGTCCTCGAGCGTTACCTTAGTCCCGCAATCCTCGACCAACTTGCCCATAAACACGCCACGATATTCGGTCGTGACTAGAACATGTCGTGCGTCACTCATGATCTTGCCTCCGTTTTTTTGAACCACTCAGCCCTCCGTTTTTGTTCAGCGTTTGCGGTATCTATCGCGATGCGCCTGGCGAGCTTCGCCTGATAGATCAGGCCATTTACTCCGGTCCAGTTGTCCTGAAAGCGCTCCAGCTCCTTCCGGCAAAGACGTCCCGGGAGCAACGCGGTGGCGTCCTCTGCCGCGCGTTCAAGGTCGAAAATCAGGCGAGACAGTCTTTCTACAACAGACATCGTTCTGCCTCCGTCATTGCTTCCAGACGATCCCGAAGGCAGTCGTAGCAGTATTTGCCCTCGTCGCGGATTTCAAGAAGAGTGTGATCCGGGTAGTACTCGTAGACGTCGCCGCAGTCATCACACACGTGGAGATCGCCGTCTGTACAACATTCACACAGATCGCCAGGTCGGATGTGAAATTCTCCACAGTTGAGGCAGGGTTTCGCGCCTTGACGATGACGAGAGGGCAATTGCCCGCATGCCCACATGCGTGGTTTGGAGGGGAGAGGTTCGCCTAGCATCTCGGGTTGAAGATGGCTGTGGGTCCTAACAGGCGAGGGGAGAGGTTCGATTCCCATGCACTCCCGCCACCTACTTTTTCGGGAGCCAGACTCGCTCGACTCTCTCCCATTGCTTGGAATGTTCATGTCGCCTCCTTTCCGGTTCTTGGTTTGTTCGACTAACTGTTTATACGCTGTATTCGTAAAATGTCAACAGAAACTTGAATTTTTTTTTATACGTGGTATTGTAGGAGCATGAAGATGATCGCCGACAAGCGCAAGAAAAAGGTGGCAAAGGGTTTCCGACTAGATGAGGAACGAATAGAGAAAATTTTGCGGATTGCAGAAAAGCTTCAAGGGCGTGTTTTCGGGGGAGTGGTTACGCAGACAGATGTCGTCGGATATTGCCTTGACTGGGTCGATTTCGGGCTAGTAGAGACGGATGAGATAGATATTGACCGTTTTTGCAGGCGGCCTTTAACGTAGAAAAAGCTTGAATCGGCCTCAAACAGCAAAGAGGATAGTTAACCAGCAATAAACAGCAACGGTGGTCGGTGGTTAAGGGGACCGCCATGACGACTCAAGAGCTGATCGGGCTGGTGATCGACGACTACAGGGCAGAAGAGAAGCGGAGTCTAAAATCCGCTATTTGCCATTCTCGGGCGTTGGTGAGACTATTTGAGCACCTACCGCGTACGGTGGCTGATATCGAGCGTTACAAGGCTCAGAGGCTGGCAGAAGGTATCGCGCCAGCAACTCTACGGAACGAGCTCTCTATTCTCCGTAGGGGGTTCTCCCTGGCTAAGGACTTCGGCTTGGTCCGCAATATACCGAGGATACGATTCCCCCGAGTCTGCAATATCCGTACGGTTACCTGCACGCCGAGACAAGCGAAGAAGATCCTTGCTGCTCTCGAGGTTCTTGACCAAGATATCTGCGATCTCGTTTCCTGGCTGCTGTTGATGGGCTGGAGACAGGGAGAAAGCAGGAAGCTCGAGTGGAGGGATGTGTCGACTGATCGCGAATCAGTACAGCTCCCACAGAACAAAAGCAAGAACCTCAAGATCCGGTATGTACGGCTTGGTGGAGCTTCTCGGCGGGTTTTAGAACGCCGATGGATGAGGAGAAATGGGGATTACGTATTTCACCGCCGCGGTCGGGCTATTTCTACCTTTCGTGGGGTGTGGCAAAGAGCAGTGAATGGCGCTGGGGCTCCAAATCTACGTCCACATGATCTTCGCCGAGTATTTGCCCAGCTTTCGATCGACGCTGGTGTGCAGCCAGCTGTGGTTATGCAAATAGCTGGCTGGCAATCACTTAGCACATTTTTGCGCTATGGGATAGCTAGCGGGCAAATGCAGAGTGAGGCCCAGGATCTTGTAGCGGCTTACTTCCAAGAATGAGGCTCTCAAGGCCGCCGATCGAGCTCATCGCGGATCACGGCCGTGATCATGCGGATGACAAAGAGCAGCAGCTCGAGCGCGAGCCAGCACGTAGAAAGAACGGCAAAGCCAAAGACCAAGAGCGCGACGTAGATAATCGGGCTATCTTGCTCTGAAGCCGAACCAATGGCACAACAACCGAGGAAAAGGGCCCAGAGGACCAACGTCACGAGAAAAGCAGGGATAACGCCAAGCATACTGCACCTCCCACATCATGCTATGCGCTTTCGGGGCAAAAAGAAACCCCGTTCCACAGAGCAAATTGGAACGGGGAGGAAGTGCGGAATGCCCCCGAGGACTCCGTACTTTCAGATTTTCCACTCAACTGGCAGCATAGCCGTGATCTCGTCTAGCGTCTCTGTGACCTTTAGCCCGGCCCCCCAATTATTGCCGTGGTCTACGATGAGGGTGCTACCGTCCAGATCGACAAGAATCTCAAATACCTTGCGCAAGTTAACCAACACGGCATTATTTGTTTTCGCAGAGGTCAACTTTACGAACATGGGACTATTCTCCTCCATGCAAGCATTGGCAGGTAATCGATTGCCCATGGCAGACTGGACATTCCTCAACATCACAGCCAGGGACATGGAACTGGCCATGTGATACCCGACAGTCATGGCATGGGCCGGACCTTGAACGGGCAATTTTTCTTAGTGACTCTGGGGCTCCAAGATATTTACACTCGTCCCCATAGCCGATACGCCTATGTTCTTTGCCACCGATTAGGTAAAAAACCTCTTCCTGGGCTAATGAAATAGCTCTATCCCAGCTATTCGCTTCGTCCATGAGATTGCTCCGTTTGACGGTTGACAGTAAAATCAACTGCTGTTACCATTATTACGGTATTTACTGTGCGACTCAAGGTATTTTGGGGTAAAAACTGAAATGTCGAAGAAGAAGGCAAAAGCTGAGGGTAAGGTCGAGAAGAAAAAGACCGGGAGGCCATATGAGGGGCGAGACGCGAAGGTCACGGTTTATCTGAAGGAGGAGGACGCTGCGGCCCTAAAAGAGGAAGCTGAAGCTTCTGACCGGTCTATATCGAGACTTGGGGCCAGGATAATCACAGACTGGCTCTACGGAGAATGAGACACCAATTACCTCTTGTCTAAAGTCTTCTGCAGTAAAGCTTTGAGATCTTTCTGCCCCGCTGACAGATTTAGCAGTTGTGCCTCAATCCTGCCCAAACGTTCAGATACAGACCTGTTCGTTTCTACCTGATCGTTCCTGAAGTTGTTCTGGCTGTTGGCCCAAGCTCCAGCCATTGCTGCAGATACGAGGAACAGTGAGCCAAGTAGCCAAAAAAGTATTTGGGTCGCTAGCTCTCTGGTTTTCTTGCGTGCTACCACAAGGCTACCCTCCTGGCCCCCTGAATTTTTCTTGAGTCTACCAGGAAAACTGATACTGTAAAGTATGTAATATAATTTAATCTACTACTGTGGACAACAGCAAAAAACGGTAATTACCTTGGAAATAAAAGTTAAGAGCAGAGACGAGGTGTTAGGTGAATGGCTAAAGCACCTCGAGGGATTCTTTGGGGGGAATGTTAAGGTAGAGAAGAAACAGCCAATAACGAGGCTAATGGGGCATAACAAGGTCCCAGACACCGTGATCTGGATAAGGGCTGGTGGGCACACGGCTTGTCAGAGTCTGAACGACCTGGTGGATTGTTCTGTCTCTGGAGACTCGAGTCTCTTTCAGGAGGCGGCAATCCTGGCTTCAAATATGACAGGTCGCGAGCTTAATCAGTTCTGCCCCGAGGTTTTTGACCACCGGGCGGAGAAGTTTTTTGGGCGGGCTGAGAGGATAAAAGAGACCGGTCACAATAAGAGCTTTGAACCAGAGGAGATAGAAACGCCAGAGGGCTTTGAAGAAGAAGTGGAGCCGTTTGTCGAGATCGGTGCGTTGGACACGGAGCTCTCCGAGAAGGTGACTACGGGGACGGCTTCTATCACTATCCAGGACGTTCCCAAAATCGAAATAGGTGACGCAAATGCCGAAAGTCTTGGAAGAGTCGGAGAAGCAGATAGCGGGCGCGCTAAACGCCGGCGTGGACGCCCTCCGAAAAGCGACAGAAAAAGACCAGCAACCTAATGGGTCGTTAACCAAATTAATCTTGGGGTTGGCTCGTATGCGTGCCCTCTGTGAAGAGACAAAAATGCAAGACGAAATCCCACCTGGCAAGAAGATAAGAGTGTCGGAAAGCCCGCTGAAGAAAGCTTTTAACGAAACGCCAATGCCACAACTTTAACTGATGGAAAAGATAAAGACGCACCGCCCCTACATCCGGTCCTCTTCTCTTGTTCCGTATGGATTTAAGAGTCTTCAGACCTACGAGCGCGATTTTCGGCAAAAATTTCGCGACGCAGAAATTTAACAGCGCCGCTTAAGTCATGCTGAAACCACCTACCACCAAACTTGATGCGAGCCTTGGGCTGGATAAGAACCCCGCTAAACGGGGGAGGACCGTCGGGAGTCGTCGGGCGGTCGGACGTTGCTCCCACTATTGCCAGCTCGCGGCGGGTTTGTTGGAACTCCCGCAAACATCCCGTTTTCAGACCGGTATGGTCGAGACTAAACGGCGATCCGAAACTCAGTTTGGGGTTATGTTTGAACATGTGGGCGATCTTAATCGAGCTTTTTGCCTCTTGCAAATGAAATCGGGCCAGTCCCAGCCATGTATTCCTCATAAATCGCCCAAACACAACTATTGTAGTTGTTTAGGACCCAAACCTAAACGATCAGACCTTGGTGATCCCCTGCCCGACAGACACTCCCCAAACACCTGGCCCGATTTTTTCCAGATAAAAAAAGCCGCAACTGTTGGAAGGGCTTTCAGTAATGGCCGCTCTCCTTCATATACACCTAATCTTAACCTCCTATCAGCCCGAACGTTTTCCCAGGGGGGAGCGGCCGCTTAATCGGAAATGAAGCCAAATGGATCTCTTTGACGAACAACCTATCCCACTTCATGAATTTCAGCCAAGAACTCCAGCTGTTAAACAAGCTTACGATGAGCTGAAGAAAGCCCAAGTTGCTGCCGGAGGGAAAGTAGCGATAGACGGGAAGAAATGGACTTGGCCAGAAGTAGAGAAACGCTTAACGGAGCTCAATTTAAAGCTACAAGGCGAGACCGGTGTAAAGAGAGAAGGCAATGTCGTCAAAATCCCGGAAGAGCAAGTCCTTATCAAGGTTGCTAAGGAGTTTCTGATAAAGCTGCCGGCTCCAGCATTAGAGAGAATGAGGTCTATCACCCTAATAAACAGACGGCTAAAAAGAAGCGAACCTCTTGTTCCTTGTATTGACCTTGAATGGTTAATCCCTTCTTTAGGAAGAGCTGTTGTCCTCAGCCTCCAGGATAATGGAAATGTAGATTTCTTCTGCACTTATCGCAAATTCCATAATCATGAAGAGTCGATTAAAATGCTCAGACAGCTTGGACTCTTTGGGAGAGTAGATATCGTTAAGGAGGAGAAACCTGTGGAAAAGGAAGTCGCGATAGAAGTGGTATAATGTGCTGCCAAGAAATGCCGACGACAGATAAAGCAGAAGGGCTAATTATCGGGGCCATTTTAGCCGATTGCGAAGCTAACTCCTGTCTGTTTGAGCATTTCGGAGAAGCAGACTTCATGTCTGTGCGCCACAAGATTATCTTTAGCGTGGCAAGTGCTTTATATGCGGAACATGGTACTGTGGACGAGGTTATGGCCGCGACAGAGATCGCTAGACGTGGAGAGTCTAAAAATCTCGAAAGCCTAGATTACCTCGACATGCTTGTCGGACGCTGGATATGGTTTGACGGCAGAAGAACGTCTGTTGGACAATAAAAGATCATGCGCAAAAGTGAGAAAGGTTCTAACAAAACAGAATGAAAGAACTTAAATCACAATGGGGAAGCGGTATTGGAGGGCCGGTAGAAGTTACAAACGAGCCAAACAAGCCGTCTTATGACAGGGTTGAGAGTCCCGATAGCACAAACAGGAAAATCATGGAACTTTTGGAAGGAGAAAACATTACGTCCCTGAATGAATGGGAGAGAGATTTCCTAATTGATGTCTATAGCGCAGAACGACTTACGAGAAGACAACACAAAAAAGTCGCGGCAATATACCGTTTGCGCATTACGAACAATGACCAAACCTGAGAAAAAGTCTCACATTTTTTTAGAGCATCGGTATTACTTTTGTGCTATTCGTAATACTATACGGGTGGAGAATGTAAGTTGAACGGGGATAGGAGCTTAGAAAAGGTCAGGAGCATCCTCGCGGGGGGTCAGGGGGGAGACCTCGCAAGAAAGAGATTACGGGGCGATCTCGCTTTGGCAGCTCAGGGGATTCGAAACGACTGGGGCGTGCCTGTCGAAATGCTCGAGCTGTTGAAGAAAAGGACCCTCCAGGCGCTTCAGCAGGAGGGGATAAGCCTAAGAATCTGGAAGGCCTTTGTGGCCTCTGGGAAACTCTGGTTTGACATAGAGAAGGTGAAACGAGGAATCCTCGACGAACCAGAACAGACGGTCGTAATCGAGCTCAGGGGCCATGAAAAAAGCCCCGAGGATATCGGGGCTGAAGAACTGAGGAAGTACCATGAGGGGTGAGCTACCAGTCAGGGCCTTCATAAAGTGTTTTTCGTGGGACAAAGTAAGTCAGATCGTCTTTGTCATACGCGACAACGGGAAGGTTTTTCCCAGCTTTTACCCAAGTCGCAAGATTCTCCAATATTCCAGCAACTTTTTCCCTATTGGGGTTCTCTGCCGAGAGCTGGGCCAAAAGATCATCAAGAGCCTTATTTGGGTTCACACTCTTCTCCTTTCAGTCTACCGACTTGATTCGGTCTCTGCCTTCGCGCAGGGCAACCACATAGTCCTGGCATGTTTCCGCGTGCATTATCCTGCTATCAGGGTAGCTGATGGCATAATTCCAACCCCATTT